TAACAGACGATCATGCTCTACTTTTCTGCTATCAGTTAGCGGAACATCTGCACAAAACAGTAGATGAGATATTACAGATGGGCGTGGTCGAGTATCAGGGCTGGATTGCATATTTTGAGGTGAAAGAACGTGGCAATAAGTCCAGTTAACATTCCAATTACGGCGCATGATAAAACTGCCGCAGCGTTTAAATCAGTCAGTAAACGGCTTTCATCGTTAAATACATCAATTGGCGCATCAGTAACTAAGATCGCAAAGATCGGAGCTGCTTTTGCGGCTGCTGGTGTTGCGTCTGGCGTTGCTTTAACCAAAGCGTCAATGGTTTCAATCGATGCGCTTGCAAAGACTTCTGATCGTTTAGGTATAGCAACCGAGTCTTTAGCTGGACTCCAACACGCTGCAAGTCTTGCTGGCGTAGAAAATAAAACCTTAGAAAAGTCACTTCAGAATCTTGCTGTCGGTGTCTCTGACGCTGCCGATGGTACAGGTGTCGCCAAGGATGCGCTGATTGAATTAGGTCTGAGCGCTGGCGTATTAGAAAAATTACCACTTGATCAGCAGATGTTGCAAGTTGCTGATGCGATGCAAGGTGTTACAACTCAAGCCGATAAGGTAAGAATTACAACTGAACTATTCGGGGCGCGTGGTGTTTCTGTTCTAAACATGATCGGCTCGGGTTCCGAAAACCTGACCAAAATGGCAGAAGAAGCAGATCATTTAGGTATCGCAATTAATAGAGTTGATGCTGCAAAGATTGAGATGGCAAATGATTCTGTCACTAGAGCCAAAGGTGTATTCACTGGGTTAGGCAATCAACTAGCAACATCGTTTAGTCCGTTAATTATGACGGTCGCTGATAATTTTAGGCAAGCAGCTTTAGACAACGAAGACTTCGGAAGCATAGGTGAACGAGTTGTTAGCGCTTTGCTGTCAGGATATGGCAAGTTTGCAGATGCAATCTTTTTTCTGCAATTAGGTTTTTCTCAACTTAAAGTCAAAATGCTAGAAATGGCAAAAGTAGTTGTGGAGAGGATTGATCCTGTTTTTACTTTTATCATGGACAAGTACAACAAAATGGCTTCGGTCTTCGGTATGGACTTGGTTGATACTGGCAAGATGTCAGCAATGTCTGCTGGTCTTTCAGAATCGATCGGGGCGGCTATTGATAACGTCAGCACGATGATGTCGCAACCATTGCCATCTGTCGGCATTCAGGCAACCTTTGATGAAATCGTTGAATCAAGCAGAAGGATGGCTGAAGAAATTGCCAATAATTCACCTGCCAAAGTAATGCTTGATGATGCAAATGAGAATGGCGGCGCTTTGCTAGAAAAGCTGACATTCTTTCAAGAACAAGCAGCAGCAGGAGCAAAGAAGCGAAAAGAATTTGAAATGAAATCTGCCACGGCTCAGACAGCCCACGTTATTGGTGAGCTAGGCAATCAGTTTTCAGGAATTGCGTCCAATAACAAAAAGCTGTTCAAATTAAACAAAGCCTTTCAGATAGCGCAAGCAATCATGCAGACTTATCAGGGTGCGACGCTTGCAATGTCAAGTTATCCGCCACCTTTAAATTTTGTAATGGCTGCCGCTACGGTTGCTTCTGGATTGGGTCAAGTCGCACAGATTCGAGCACAATCGTTTGATGGTGGTGGTTTTACTGGCAGAGGATCAAGATCTGGCGGCATGGACGGGAAAGGTGGTTTTCCTGCGATGCTCCACCCCAACGAAACGGTTGTTGACCATACCAAAGGTCAGTCTGGCGGTATTACTATTATTAACAACATCGACGCAACTGGCGCTGACGCTAACGTAGATATGAAGATCCGAGCAGCAATGCAACAGACTTCGCAACAAACGATCATGAGCATACAAGATTTAATGCGCCGTAGAAGGTTTCCATAATGACAACCTACACATTCCCGAACATAACCCCATCCTCAAACACTTTTGAGCTTGTGACGAACACTAGGACGTTTCAGAGCCCGTTGACTAACGCAGTTCAGACGGTAGCCAGGAAAGGATCGTTGTGGAAGGCTTCGCTTCAGTTTAACAATCTGAAAGGAGATGATCGGGCTGAGATGCAAGCCTTTTTGACCAAGTTAAACGGTCAGCAGCACAGGTTCTATCTGCAAGAGCATGGGTGTGTACGTCGGGGTAATGCGCCAGCCATTAATGATGCTATCGTTGTCAACGGGGCGGGTCAGACTGGATCAACGCTCAACGTCAGAGATGCGAATTTGACCGTAACAGACTATTTTAAGGCTGGTGACTATATAGCATTTAACAATGAGCTTCACATGGTTACGGCAGCTTGTAGCTCAACGGGAACGGGTACAATTGCAATACCGATTGCGCCACCGCTCAGAAAGCCTACCGATGACGGCGATGCCATAGATTACCTTTATCCTGTTCTGGGTGTGTTTATGCTTGCAGGATCTACGTCTTGGGATACGCAGCCAGGCCGAGTTTCGAACTTTACAATTGAGGCCGTAGAGGATGTTCTAGCATGAGCCGAGGATTTCCAGCAGCAGTAGCTACAGCTTTAGCACAACAACACGTTGCGATTGTGTCTTTTGCTAAGTTGGAGTTTCCGTCTGGGACTATTTACGTTCACAACTCATTAGGAACGTATACTTGGGGCGGTCAAGATTGGCTAGGCGTTGGCGACCTTGGATCTATTTCGCAGGTAGAAGAAGGTCTTGATGTTAGTCCGTACGCTATTACGCTCACTTTAAGTGGGCTAGACGCAACGATATCAGGCGCAGCTTTAACCGAAGACTACTACTTACATCCTGTTACGGTTTATCTCGGTGTCCTTGATACTGACGATGTTTTGATTGCCGATCCTACCCAAATTTGGGCAGGGTTCATGGATCAAATGAATGTGTCAGTCGGTGCTAATGGCGGAGATGCCATTCAGTTGGTTGCTGAGTCTGAGCTGTCAAAGTTCAACAAGTCTTTGAATCTGATGTATACAAACGCCGCGCAGCAGGAGAAATCTTCAGGCGATCTGTTCTTTAACTTTATGCACAAGATTGAAGGCGCAAAGGTTGATTGGGGAGTTAAAGGAACTGGTAGCGTCGGCGGCACTGGAACGCCGACCTACGACCAATATGATTATTATAATCGCCAATGATATTACAAGTTTATCAAGCGCTTAATAAGTGGGAAAAGAAAGACTTTAATTATGGCGATGTTGATTGCTGTCAGTTCGCTGGTTTCATAGTAAAAGAATTAACAGGCAAAGACTATCTTGCCGATTTCCACTATAATTCTGAGGAAGACGCTGAAACGATAATTAAGAATTTTGGCGACTTGGAAGACACTGCTGCAAGCGTTTTAGGCGATCCCACGGAAGACATTAAATCATTGCCAGATGGTTCGCCAGTTATAGTAAAAACGCCTGACAGCCAGCTTATGGGCATCAAGCTGGGCAATACAGCGGTTTGTCTAGTTAAGTCAGGATTCGCTAGAATTCCTGAGCAGCATATTTTATCGGGTTGGGATTTATGCCACAAGCAGCAATAATTTTCTTACAGACAGCATTGGCAACAGTAGGTTATGCAGCCGCATCAGTTGTTGGAGCAAGTGTTGCTTATGGCACAGCATTATATGTTGGTGCTGCTGTTATTGTTGGCGGAGCTATTGTTGCCAAAAAAGCAATGTCGCTTTTTGAAGTAGAAATGCCGACTGTAGATACTGATCGATCACGACAAAGCACAGTTAAGTCAACCACAGAACCACAAAAGATAATTTACGGTGAAGCTTTAGTCTCAGGCCCGATTTCCTTCATTGGGTTGTCAGGAACCGATAACTCCGATCTTTATCAAACCATTGTCTTAGCAGGTCATGAAGTAAACGACATCACCGACATCCACATGGATGACGTTGTAATTACGGATTCTCAAATAAACGGCGGATCTTCTGCTGGTGGGAGTGTTACTGCTGGGACTTTTGGGCCTAAGAACTCAAACACCATTTGCGTAATTAACAAGCACTTAGGTGAAGCATCTCAAACAGCAGACGCTTTATTGACAGCGCCATTTACTAATTATACTGCGGATCACCGTGGTGACGGCATAGCTTATCTAGCGATGAAGTGGGTGTTGAACGAAGACTCAGCGGAAACGTGGGAGAAATTTGCCCCGCAAAATATTAAAGCATTAGTTCAAGGCAAGTCTATCTATGACCCACGGTTAGAGTTCACGGCAGTTGGGACACGCGGACAAGATACGACTAATCCAAGTTATATAGCTTACTCAACGAATCCAAGTTTGTGTGTTGCAGACTATCTCACGGATACTTATCTTGGAATGGGCATCCCAGCAAGTAAGATCGACTGGGACGCTGTAACTGCTGCCGCAGATGGTTGTGATGTTTCGGTTAGTGTTCCTGGCGGTACAGAATCAAGGTTTACTTGTAACGGCGTAGTCTTTGCAACTGATTCACACCAAAAGAATATAAACAAGATCTTGTCGGCAATGAACGGCAACCTTGTTTACTCAAACGGTAAGTACATCGTTCACGCTGGGATCTATGAGGCTCCGACCGAGACTTTGACTGAAGATGATTTGATCGGCGCTATTTCAATCAAGACTTCTTTGGAAAGATCAGACCGATTCAATACGATTAAAGGTCTGTTTATTGACCCAGCACAGAATCACAAGTCTACCGAATTTCCCAAGGTTCAATTGGCTGATGCTGTAACCAGAGATAACGGGGAAATGCTGGAAAAAGAAGTACAGTATCCCATGACTAACTCAAGCTATATGGCTCAGAGATTGTCAAACAAGCTGATTCAGTTAAGCGATCAGCAGAAGGTCATTACATTTCCAGCAAATTTATCCGCATTAAGAATAACGGCAGGTGATCGGGTTCAAATAACTGTTGAGGAATTGAGTTGGTCAAACAAGGTTTTTCAGTGTGCTGGCTGGACGTTCTCAGAAGACGGTGGCGTAAATCTAACCTTACGGGAAGACTCAAGCACATCCTACGCCGATCCCGCTGTCAATGAGTATTCTATAATCACTGGTACAGGCGTTATCACAGACGCATTCAGGGGTGTGCCTAGTCCTTCAGGCTTAACTGCTACGGCAGGATTAAAAAGCAATGAGCTGAATTGGGTCAATCCTGGCAAGCCTAATGACTTCGGTACGATTTACGTTTACGCATCTCGCAATGCTAATTTTTCATCAGCAATCAAAATCGGTGAGACTGACGGGACTCAGTTTATACATGATGCTTCAAATAAATCTTTAGTCTTTTCGCCTCCAGTGGTGAATGTAGGTGATACCTACACAATAAGAACTTTGGGAGATACAGACTTCGTCGCAATGGGCGCTGCCTCTAATACTGTCGGGGTTGTGTTTACCGCAACGTCAACAGGAACTGGCACAGGTACTTTGTGGGAAACCTTGTCGCCAGGAGATCTAAGATACTACTGGGTACGAGCAGTTAAGAATGTCGGAACAGACGCAGCGAGTCGGTCTAACTTAGAGCCTAATGCCGATCCCAATACCACGGTTTTCGCTACAGTCGGACGTGTGGAATGGGCTGATGTATCTGGGTCTACAAATGCACCAGCGGATAACGCAACAGTAGGTGCTCAGTTATCGGTCAATCTTTATGACGTTAATGGCACAACAGTTTTAGGCGATGTTGACGTTAAGAACTCAATCCTAGCGCAAGAAATCTTGGAAGTTGAGATTGAGTCTGGCGAAGTGCTTAACTTGGAGACAGGCCAAGACGTTGACATCCAGAATCTTGGTGATGTGGCGATCTACGTTTCTAATTCAAACCAAACTTTAAACACGTCGATAAATACTGTCGCCAATAATGTAAGCGCTTTGCAAGTTGTTATTACCGACTTAACATCAGGTGTTTCTGAAGTCTTTGTTCAGTCTACAGCGCCTATTGCTGGCGTTGGTGGTATTCCGAATCCTATACCTGACTTTTCACGCTGGTATGACGATTCGAACCAGATGCAGCCTTATTATTGGGACGGAAGTGCGTGGCAAGATCTGCGAGACGGTCAAACTACGCAGAACGCAGCGGCGATAACAAATCTACAAACGTCTTTAAGCACAACGAATTCAAACGTAACAACCAACGCAAATGCCATCACTGCGCTTGATGTAACAACGGTCGCACAAGGCAATTCCATAACGTCAATTGCTGCTGACGTTACAGCGTTAGAAACCACGGTTAACGGGCCAAATGGTGTCGTTGCAACATCAACAGCCTTGGGAAATCTGACCACACGGGTAACAACTGCCGAAGGTTCTATCACAACAAACTCAAGCGATATTGTCACGCTTAATTCAGGACTGAGCACAGCACAAGGAAACAT